GCCCATCGTGCGCTGCTGGTCCTGCAACGCCTCCTTGGCATCGCCGAGCGCCATCTTGAGCGGATCGAGCACGTCCTGTTCGGCCTGCCACTCGGCATTCAGTCCGGCGAGACTGTTGCGCGCGACGTCGATCGCGGCGCTGGTTTCGTTGAACGCGGCGGCGCCAGCCGGGCCGAGCAGCGCCAGCGCCTTCTCCGCTTTCGTCGACATTTCGTCGCCGAAGGTGGCCGAGAATTCTTCGGTGATCGCGCTCAGCCGTTCGAACGATGCGCCCACCGCGTCGAATGCCCCGCTCGCGGCGCCCAGTCGTGCATACGACTGCTCGATCTGCGACACGCCATCTTCGACCTGGCTGACCAGCGGCTCGGAGTGCGAGGCGAAGGGATTCAGCCATTGCAGAGCCGCGTACACCTGCCGGCCGACCGTCGACACGACCGATACCACGCTTGATAGCGACGACATGAACACGCGCGCCAACAGGCCCAGCGCGTCCATGACGATGCCCACCACTGCTTGCACCCGCGCGCCCCACACCGTGAACGCGTCGCTCTGCACGAATTGCGAGATGTGCTGGGCGAGCGACGAAATGGCGGTGAAGATCGGCTTGAACGCGGTCGAGCCGACAATCATCAGCTGGTCGTGGATCGTCGACATCGCGCCCTTGAACGTCATGGCCTGTTCGACCGCAGCGTCGCCCCAGTGCTGGCGGCTGAATTGGTCGAACGCGTTGATGAACGTCTTGGCGGATATCTGCCCCTGCTCGGACAGCTTGATCAGCACGGGGATGGGCTTGCCGGTCGCCTCGGCGAGAATGTCCCACGCGGGGATTTGCGACTCGGTCAACTGGCGCATTTCTTCGCCAGTCGTTTTGCCCTTGGCGATCATCTGCGACAGCGCGAGACTCACGCGATCGACACCCGCCGCGCCGAGGCCGACCGCGGCGACCGCGTTCGACAGCGGCGTAATGAAATCGAGCGCCTGCTGCGCGGCCATGCCCGCGTTGACGAAGCGCTTGGCGGCGCGATCGACGTCCTCGAACTCGAACGGCGTCTGCGCGGCGATCTGCTGCTCCTTTTGCAGGATCAGCGCGGCGGCTTCGGCGGAGCCGGTGAACGTCTTCCACGACACGGCCGATTGCTCAAGCCGCGAATTGAAGCCGACGATCACCTCCGACAGTCCCGAGACGGCCTTCTGCGCGACGTTCACGCCCACCATCGCCGTCACGAACCCGGCTGCCTGCTCGGTCATGCGCGACAGGCTGGTGCCCATGGTGTTTGCCTGCTGGCTGATCGCGCGCATCGTCGGCGTGGCCTGGTCGATCGCCTTGAACGCGAGCGCGATGTCCATGTTCGAGACGGCCATCAGCTACCCCGCAACGCCATCATGTCCGCCAACGCCGCCTGCGCATCGCTGTCCATCAAGCGCTGTTGAATGCGTACGACCCAATCGTGCATCGTGCCCGACGGCGCTTCCTCGTCCTCGCGCCGCTCGCGCTTTTCGTCCTGCCACGCCTGCGCAAAGGCGCGCAGCCGCAGAATCTCCAAACAGAGACCCAGCGGTTCGCGCAATGCAACGCTCGGCGTACATTCGAATCCGTCGCAAATCAGGCTGACGATCCATTCGTCGGGAGGGACGGCGTTGCCGCCGTCGAGGAAGTCGGCGAGCCGAAAAAACGATCTTCGGTCGCCTGTTCGTCGGGCGGATCACCCAACCCGGCGATGATGCGCGCGGCCCATTCCGCCGTGACCGGATCGAGCGAGTCGATCGCGTCCTCAGTGACCGGCACCGGGCGGCGTTCGACATGTGGGTCGAGCGGATCGGCCAGCGGGTCGACCGGTTCGGTGTACGTCCACGCGACGATGCCCTGGTGCAGCAGCACGCGGCGGTCGTACTTGAGCAGCGGGTCGGTGGCGATCGCGGCCGCGGTGTCGGGATCGGTGATGTCGTTGCGCGACGATTGCAGCGTTTGAAACAACTCGGCGCCCATCGTTTGCAGGTTCTTGAGCGCGGCGGTGCTGCGCGCCTCTTCGGCCTGGGCGAGCGCGAGCCAGCCAAGCTGACGCAGCGTCATACGGTGTTCGGGCTCGTGGGGGATGGGCAGAACGCGTTGCACATTGCGCGTGAGCATTCGGGGTGGACCTCCTTGCGGGGTCAGATGGTGGGTGCGCCCCACAGCCCTCCGCGAACCAGGAGAGAGCCATGGGGCAGCGCCCATGAATGGGTGCGGGACACAACCCGTTACGAACTCAGAGATTGTTGCCCCACGATCCGTTTGCGGCGAACGAGCCGCTGATCTTGACCGCGCCGTCGACCGCGACGTCGAAGCTCACGTCGACCCACGCTGGGCCATAGGCGTATTTGCTCAGGGCGTCGGTCGACGGGTAGAGGTACAGCTTCGTGCCGTCTGCCGACACCGCCGCCGTTTTCAACGTGGTGTCAGAGTCGTCCCAAAAGCCCGCGAAGTTGCCGGACAGGTCCGGCAAGCCCTGCACGTACACCTTGTTGGCGTCGCCGTAGCTGGTGGTTTCAACGCGATCGGTTTTCTGATCAAGCGACCAGTTCGTCAGGCTGGTGACAGGGACAGCGGTGCCGGTGCCAGAGACAGCGGCGTAGAGTCGTCCCTTACGGCCGTGATAGCGCGCCATGCGGAGAACTCCCTTCGGGGGGCGGGCCAACCGGATCGGTCAGCATCCGCCAGGATGGTCGCCGCCATCGCGGCGAAAGTACGGCCTCGAATGGCCTCGCATGCCCGCGCCGCGCGTCGTTGACGCTCAAGCGGGTGGGCGAGGTAGTGGCGAATAAGCTGGCCCAGCTCGTCCGCATCCCGAAAGGTGGCGACGCTATCGCCGAAGTAGTCGACCACTTCGGCGCGCGGCTCCGATATCTGAAAACAGCCGCACGCGGCGAGCTCCAGCGCGCGCGGATTCAAACTGTCCGCCTGGTCGATGCGCGGGGCGCCAGAGCCCCAGCCGATCGACTGGCGATACAGGTTCAAGCCGATCTTGGCGTGGCGGTACAACGCGGCCGCCTGCCGGTTGTCGGTGATGCCACCGCGCACGTACTGCCGCAGCTTGTGCCGCGAGCCCAGCCCGCGCCAATCGCCGTACAGCCCGAGATCGATGCCCGACCAATCAACGCTGCCCAACAACTCCCCGCGTTCGCCAAACAGGCTGCCGACCAGCACGACGTCGTGTGACGGCACGTCGTCTGGATCGCGGCTCTTGTCGGGCTGATGCACCGCGGGGTCGTAGGCGTGCGGCAGGTAATGGGTGTTCGGATTGACCTCGCTCAGCGGCTCAACGGACAGCCGTTCGTTGGTCCAGAGCAGGTCGACGAACGGGGCGATGATCCGCTGGCGGAAGTCGTCGTATGGCGATTCGGTGAGCACGAGCGCGGTCGGCATGTGGGCGCGGCGCAACAGCACGAGCAGATCGGGATGCAGGAACATCGCGGACACGACCAGCACGCCGTCGACGTCCCAGCGCAACGCGCGTTCGATCACGTCTTTCGACGCGCCGTAGGCGACGTCGGCGTCGTTGTATTTCTCTTTCGGTCTGCCCTGTTTGCGCCACACCCAGTTGAGCCACTGCCCGGCCAGCAACAGGCGCGATTCGAGATCGTAGACGTGCACCTCGACGCCCTGCTCGCGCAACGCGACGATCAGCCCGTTATGGACCTCCGCCGTCGCGTAGCTCGCGCCTGGGTGCACCGTCAGCAGTCGCATGCGTTTGTCTCGAATCAGTCCTGCGCCGTCGAATCGGCAACGAACGCGGGTTCGCGCCACTGCCCGCTGCGCACGTCCCACACGAACGATCGGCCGTCGTCGACGATCAGCAGGCCGCCGACCGGGACCTCGGGCGTTTCCTCGGTCAGTACGATCAGCGGCGGGTCGAAATCGTGACCCTCGGACGTGCGTAGGCGAAATTGCTGCACGGTCATTGCAGGACCTCGCCGAGCGCCAGCAGCGCAACGCCGCCCCAGCCCGTACGGAAGCGCGGACTGGTAATGCCGAACGCCTCCAGAATCGCCAGCAACGCGGCGACAATCAACAACACGATGCGCAACAAACCGGGATCAGGCATGCACCGCCTCCAATGGTTCGGTTGATTGCTGGGCCCAGGCCCATTCGAGGACCGAGGCCGCGATGTGCTCGCGCACGACGT